AATGTTAGATGAAACGGGTATGAAGGGATTTGCCGACTGGTAGGGAGGGTGAAATTCTGCGCGAAAAAGCGCGGCGGCGCGTGTCTTTATTCACTCTCTCTCGGCCCCCACACTGCTGCAAAATCTTCGTCCTCCTTTAACCTTTTTTCGAAGGCTTTTCTTTCCAAAGGCTCGTCGAGGTCCCAAGTATACGTTCTTTCGTAGACGTTGTAGGCTTCGTCCATAAGGGTATGTACTTTAGTTCCTTCAGTTTCTTCGGTTTCGTCTTCATATTCCCATGTGTTTTGTTTGTATTCTGCAGGTGAATAATATTCTTTCATATAGTCCATTCGTTAGCTTCAAGATCTGCATGAAGTTTATTAATAGTACTTACTACGTCGTCTAGTTTTGTATAGAAAAACTCTCGTTCATTATTAACTCTATCTGCTTTTAAGTACTTGTGAGTTAGTCTTTCAAGCATTTCCCCGTTTAAGCATTGCTTGGCAAACTCTAACTTAAAAGGAGTAGGTACTCCGGTACCTTTGTACAGTTGCTCGCTACGTAATTCTGGTGCGTTCTTAGTATATCCGATTTTCAACATGCCGTTAAAAGATGGATTTGATAGCACATATACCCATTCCGAGCCTCTACCGGGTTCAAACATGTGTTTATTCTGCTCTCTATCAACGTAGTAAGTAACTTTTTCCCATCCTTCTTCCTGTAATTTAGGATCTGGATGAGGAGTCAACGAGATGTACCGTGCGTAAGATACATCAGGTGCTAGAGGATCTTCATCTAACGTATAGAGACCTCTTGCTTGAGCGTCTTCTTCTGTTATTATATCTAACCTTTTCGTAACCATTTTTAGTATTTATTTAGCGTTTATACGTAGTATAGTGAGAAAAATGTTAAACATCAACTTTTATTTAAGTAAAAATTTAACTATATTTATGTATATGAAGAAGATGAATCTTGATAATGTATTTGAAATCTTCAATCAAGATGATGAACAGGTTTATGAGCAAGCTGGAATGAAATTCTTGATGGAAGACGATACTGTCTTACTTAACACGGTTGTAAGAGGAATAGAGACTTATTGGAAGCTAGACGACATCTATACTAATAAGTTTCCAGAGCAATACGAAACAGTTAGAAGTAGGGTCCGTAATAAGTACTTCAATAAGATGTTTAAATATTTACTTAGAATCAATCTAAATAAACTCGAACCTTTTTTTGATACCGTCGGTGATTTAGGTTACGGAACAGTGGAAAACTCCTTAGTAGAGTATATTAACCACTTTGTTATACTAGAGGAATACGAAAAATGTGCTAAGATTCAGAAAGTATTAGATGTTGTAAAAAATCTATACTATCCAGAGTTTGAACTAGCATAGTTGCTTTTCGTTATTTTATTTCGTATTTTTCTTATAGAGTTATTAGGTACTATTATTATAATATATAATATTAATAATATAAAATACTTAATTATTAATTATAAATTAATATAAATAATATATATGAAAACTAAAGAAGTTATGCAAACCAAGCTCGAGAGAGTAGAAGCTAAGGTAAAAAAAATTGGGTACCACATTAGATTAGAGGAATATAAAGAAGCTTTCGAAATGATTGAGAAGATACTTGATGATACAGCCGACATACAAACTTTCCTCAATAGAGAAACACAAGACTAATGGAAGCCGAACAAATACAAAAGAATTGGGAGAAACATCTAGCTATAATTGAAAAATTTATTAGTGAAGATAGAAAAGATCAAGTACTCTTAATGGTAGAGGCTCTTGAGGATAAGATGGTACTAGCACCGGCTTCTGGTAAGTCTCATTTTCATAATGCTTTTCCTGGGGGATATATCGACCACGTAAATAGAGTAGTGCAGTGCTCTCTTATGACTAGAGATTTGTGGATGAAGATGGGGGCTGATATTAACTTTACCGAAGAAGAGTTAGTGTTCTCTGCTCTATTTCACGATTTAGGTAAAGTAGGAGATGGAGAAGTAGAAGGGTATATTCGTCAAACAGATCAATGGCGGCAAAAGAACTTAAACGAACAGTATACTCCGAATAAAGAACTACCGTTTATGTTAATTCAAGATAGATCACTATACATACTCCAGAAGTTTGGTATCAATCTTAGCCATAACGAGTACATGGCCATCAGACTACATGACGGAATCTACGATGAAGCTAACAAAGCTTACTTTATGAGCTATAATCCAGATTCTAAATTTAGAACTAATATAGTAAATATCTTACATCAAGCAGATTACCTAGCTTCTAAAGTTGAATACGATCAATGGTATAGTTCTAAGTCCGAAAATGTAGAACAGGTTACTAAAAAAACTGCTAAAGGACCTAAAAAAGTTAAAGGATCTAAGGATTTAACTAATTTAATAAAAAATCTATAAAGTATGTTACTAGAAATAGCTTTAATTTTACTATTTATTTGTTTATCTCTAAGTTTATACGGTGTATACAACTTACTTAGAAAAGTCGAAGCATATGAAGATGCTGTAGAAATTCAAACTCGATACTTACAAGAAATCTCAACTACTATCATGGAAGGAAAACGCCATATAGAAATGCTAGATTCTAAAGGTATTTATCAAGCAGACGACGAAGTAGGTACTTTCTTCGAAGCAATAAAGGTTATTCAAGAAAATTTAAACCTTTATGCACAGGAAGTAGAAAATGCCGAGAAAAAAGAAGAATAATCAGTACTGGCCACCGGAAGTTGATGATTACATAATTGCCTACAATAGCACTGATGACCAAAACGAGAAAGCTAAAATATTTGAGAGACATCTACACTACCCTTTCTATAAACTCTCAGAGAATATAATACACACCTTCAAGTTCTACTACACCGATGTTGACGACGTTGAGGACTTAAAGCACAAGATTATAGCTTTAATGATCGAGGAAAAGATACATAAGTTTGATCCTTCAGTAGGTGCTAAATCCTACTCTTACTTTGGTACTATAATTAAGAGATGGCTTATAAATTACAATAATAAAAATTATAAGAAGTTAAAAAAGAAAGGTACCTTTGAAGAATATGAACAAGACGTTCAATCCCCTGATGAAATTGTTCATAAAGACGCTCTTTCTTTATCTCAATTTTTCGACTTCTTTATCGAAACGATGTACGAAGAGTTAGATGAGCTATTTTACAAAGATCAAGACAGACAAATCGCCGACGCAATACTAACTGTATTTTCAACCCGTAGAGATCTTGAGATATTCAAGAAAAAAGCTCTTTACATATATATTAGAGAGATGACCGACTGCAAGACGCCTCACTTGACTAGAGTAATAAAAACCCTTAAAGAACGGTTCTACGAACTCTACGAAGAAAGAGACGATGTAGGGCTAGTCTATAGATAAAATATATATCCCCGTTATATTTATAATTAAAAACCATGGGATTCGAAACTGAAATATTTAAAGGCAAGTCTCTTTCCGATCTATTTTCTGAAATATACGATAACTCTCGTAAGAAAGATAAACAGATCTCCACACTTATCTCTGAGCTAAAACCATTGATAGAAGATGTGGGAGATGCAACGTTAGTAGTTCCTATGATAAAGGAGTATTTAGAGATAGGAGTAAAGAACGACGATCAGTTAGTCAAAATAGCTACTATAGTGCAAAGACTTGAAACCTCTCTTCAGAAAAGTACAGGTAGCGATACCGACTGGTTTGATTCTGAAGAATTACAAGCCCTCTTACAAGAAGACGAAGTTATAGAAGAGAAGATTGAATCTGTCCAGAAAGAGATGGACGAAGAAGAGGATGAAGATGGCGTATAGTACTACTCTTTCGAGCGCTGCTTCTTACTTTACAGCTAATAACAGTACGGTTACTATTCCTGAAAATAGAATAATAGCAAGAGTAGTTGATGTAGTACTAGATAAAAATCATCCCGATTACGAATTGTTTGGTAGAGATCAAGCTATAAACGGGATTAGATATAAAGTACTAAGTAGCTCTCAAGACGAAGAGGAAAGTACGGGTTTTCCGTTCGCATACTGCGGTAACGTTTCAATAGTAAAAGTACCTCTAGTAAATGAACTAGTAGAGATAGTAACCGATGTTGCTGACTCAGTAGTTGAAACCTCCTACAAACCGAAAGCATACTATACTAAAATAGTTAATGTATGGAATAACGCTCACCATAATGCATCCCCTGATATAAACTTAAGTGATGAAGATATATCGCTTGGAGAAGACGTTGAAGAAGTATCTTCTATGAGAAGTCTACACCCCTTCCCAGGTGATTCAATTATGGAAGGTAGGTTAGGTCAAAGCATAAGATTCTCTGGTTACTTTCACGAAAACAGCCCACTTACCCTAGAAGACAGGTCCAATAACGGTAAACCATTTACAGTAGTAAGAGTAGGTCAGAATGATGAGGACTCTCTAGATAGGTACGTGGAGGACATAAATGCTGACTCATCCTCTATTTACCTTACTTCTGACCATATAGTAACGGTGGAGACTGTGAATAAGAAAAACGATACTTTTAGAGACAGTATACCTGTAGAATTAGATAAGTACAGAGGGAATCAAGTAGTTATTGACAGCGGAAGGTTAGTCTTTCATGCAAAAGAAGACCACCTTATACTTAATTCTATTAATTCAATAAACTTAGTAGGTTCTACATTAAATTTAGACGGCATAGAGTACACCTCTATCGATAGTCAAAAAATATACTTAGGAGCAAAAGCTAAAGAACCTGTACTGAAAGGGGATATCACAATAAAGCTTCTATCTGATATACTTAGTGCTTTAACCAGTCTAGTTACCACTCACTCCCTAGCAACACCTGCAACCGCACATGTTCAATTAATTGCTGCCTCCCAAGGAATTCTCCCTAAGATACAGACCTTTAAATCTAAGTTGGAATCTTTAAAATCTAAAAAAGTTTTTACAGAATAATGCCCTACGTCAATATCCCAGAAACAGGCTTAGAAGGTTCAATAGCTACCCAGATCGGGAAGTTAAGAGGGCAATTCGAATCTACCGTTGATTCTACCCTAGACTCTGTCAAAGAAGACATGAAAGGTGGATGCCCTACTCCTGAAAAAGCCGACACAGTAAAAACTAAAATTAACTCGATTAAAGATCTTTCAGTCAATATTAAAGATAAACTAAATAGATTTCAAAGACTTGCCGGACCCTTGGGCATAGCATCTGACTCTATTCTTAAATTAGTACCTTTCTTAAAAGGGTTACCCATTCCCGGTATAGCCCTTACAGCCGGGGTAACCTCCACATTCTCAGACATCCTACATCTAGCTAAAGAATTCGGAACTCAATTGAAAACCAGTAAAGACTCTATAGAAAGTCTAGTTAGTCAAGCCGGCTCTTTAACTCAAGTACTTGATAAAGCATCAGACCTAAGCTCAAGAGTGGACACAGTACTGGAATTTTGTAATATAGCGGAAGAAGCCGGTGTTGAACTTAATGAGGAAGAGCTAGATAAAATTATAGACGGTACAGAGGGAGAAGCAGCACTTAGTATTCAAAACTTAAATAATACACTAGGTACCTCTGTAGAACGTACAAGTGCAGGGAGTACAGCTACTGCTGCATTTGACGAAGGGTTGGAAGAGTACGTAGGTCCTGATGGCACCGTATATACCTTAAAGTTAGTTGAAGTGGTGTCTCCTATTACGAGAGCACCGCAAGCTCAAGCTATTGCTTTAAACAAACAGGGTATAAAGAGATTTGAAAGCTCACCCTCTTTTAGCTCCACACCAGAGATTTTAAAGAAAGAACTAAAATTTAATATAGATAATTCACAAGTTTAAGTAAACCATATTTATTAGTATGAAGGCAGAACAATTAAAAAATATAATCAAACAAGCTGTACGGGAAGCCGTACGAGAAGAAATAAAAGACATTCTTACTGAAGCCGTCTCAAATGCGTCTCAACCGACTAAGCAACCTGTACCTAAACCGGTACAAAAGCAGGCTCCTAAATCAGGAGATCCTATTATGGAAATGCTTAATATGACACAACAGTCAATGACAAGAGACGACTTTAAAAACGTTATGGGAGGCCAAGCACAACCGGGAATGCAATCGATGAACTTTAACAGCAACTCTGTACCTGTACCAACTTCTACCGGACCACAGCACGGTATTGATATAAGCCAGTTGGACTTCGTTAATAAAGCAGCAACAGTTTACCAAAAATCTATAGAAAAAGATAAATTTAGAGTAGGAGCGTAATGGCATACGACGTAAAGAGGATAGATCCATTAGATTTACAGCCAAGAAAGGCTATTGGAGTCTCTTTACCATTTTCAGGAAAAGCCGTTTTTAACTCCACCTACCAGTCTAAAGATGCAATAAAAGCTAATTTAATTAATTTACTTCTTACAGGTACTGGAGAGAGATTTCTCAACCCTTTTTTAGGAACAGGCCTTAGAACTTTTTTATTTGAAAACATCAATGAAGGTCTAGTTAGAACTATGAAATCGGAAATAACATCCGTTATAAGTACATATTTTCCTAGAATCCTTATAAGAGATCTAAGCATAACCGGCGAACCATCAAACAACTCAGTTACTGTGTTTCTCAAGTACCAAGTATCTGAAACAGACATCGATGACGAGATTATAATTAACATAGAACAGTAATGGCTCAAGAAAGAGATATAAAATACATAAATAGAGAATTCGGAGACTTTAGGGGACAGTTAATAGAGTTTGCAAAAAACTACTTTCCAGACACATATAATGACTTTTCCCCCACCTCACCAGGTATGATGTTCGTAGAAATGGCATCCTACGTAGGCGATGTACTTTCTTTTTACCAAGATACACAACTTCAAGAAACCTTTTTACAGCACGCTAAGAACCCTGGTAACCTCTACAATCTAGCCTACATGATGGGATATAGACCCAAAGTCACCTCTGCGGCTGAGGTAGAGCTAGATATCTCTCTTAACGTACTAGACAAAGAAAGTGACCTCGGAGAAATAGACTATCCTACAGTTGGTCAAGGAGTAATTGAAGAAAATACAGTTTTTCAAGCATCGTCGGGAAACGGTACAAAATTTATACTCCAAAAACCAGTTGATTTTAATTTTTCTAGCTCCTATGATCCCACTACGGTAACAATAACAAACTTTGACGAAGGAATTCCCTCAGAGTTCAGTCTTACTAAAAAAGCCAAAGCTTATTCTGCTGAAATTAAAACTATTACTCAAACGTTTAGTAGAGTTGAAAAATTCGCTACTATTACTATTGACGATACAGATATAGTGGGGATACTAGATGTAACTGACGAGAACAGTAATACTTGGTACGAGGTACCATTTCTAGGGCAAGATACAGTATTTGTAGAAGCAGCTAATACCACCTCCGATAGAGGAATAGTACCTAACAACCTTTCGTTAGTTAGAACTCCAAGAAGATTCGTAACTAGATTTAACTCTTCCGGACAGCTTATTCTACAATTCGGCTCAGGTATAACCGGGGATGACGATAATGAAATTACACCAAACCCTTCTAATGTAGGGATGGGAACCGCACAAGGAGTGAGTAAAATAGATATTGCTTTTGACCCTAGTAATTTTCTATTTACCCAGGCTTACGGACTAGCCCCTTCGGCAGGTAGTACCCTGACTATTAGATACTTAAAAGGCGGAGGAGTAAATGCTAACGAAGAATCTAATACAGTTAATTCAATATCAACTCTAGTAACAAATGGAAGCATAACTGTCGGAGACTTAACAGTTACTAATCCTAAGCCCGCATCAGGTGGAAAAGACGGAGATACTGTTGAAGAGCTAAGACAAAATTCTCTAAGAGCTTTTAGTGAACAAGGAAGAACCGTAACTCTTAGGGATTACGCAATCCGAGCTTTAAGTATGCCGGCTAGGTTTGGCTCTATTTCTAAAGCTTACTCAACACAAGATCAACTTTCAAACACCTTAAGCAACGTTGATACTTTAGATAGCAATCCTCTAGCTATCTCTCTATACGTTCTTAGTCAGGATATTAACGGTAAATTAAATACTGCATCTTCTTCTTTAAAGAGTAATTTAAAGCAATACCTATCCGAGTATATAATGGTAACAGACTCTTTAAATATTAAAGATGCTTTTATAGTAAACATAGGCATACAATTTGAGATTTTACCTCTCCCTAATTACATAGGAAGAGATGTACTACTCGGCTGTACTAATAGGTTGATTGAATATTTTAATATATCAAATTGGTCGATTAATCAGCCTATAAACTTCTCTCCTATCTACACTCTACTAGACAAGGTAAAAGGAGTCCAATCCGTACAAAGTATCAAATTAGTAAATAAAACCGGTACTATTAACGGGAGAACTTACTCTGAATACTCCTACGACGTAGACGGAGCAACTAGAGGTAATATAGTATATCCATCACTAGATCCTTGTATTTTTGAAGTAAAATTTCCAACCGCAGACATTCAAGGTAGAATTACAACTTTATAAAAATGGCAATATATAGAATTTTTCCCGAATCAGACACTTTTATTTTTAGCGAAGGAGTCAAAGGTAATGCAGGTAAAGATGAAATCTTAGAAATAGCCGGCTATACTGACTTTTCAGGAACAGGTAGAACTAAGAGAACTATAGTTAAATTTGCCACTTCGGAAATACAAAGCGTCGTGAATAGTAAAGTTGGCTCTAGCTCTTGGAATGCTTACTTAAGAGGTTATCTAGCAGAAGCTAACGAACTTCCTGTCTCTCATTCTCTTTTTGCCTACCCTATTTCAGATACTTGGGAAAACGGTACTGGAAAATTTGGCGATCTACCTATAGACAAATCTGGAGTAAGTTGGCAATATAGAGGAGCTCAGGAAACTAACGCCTGGCTTACTTCAGGTTTCGGAGCAGGAATTACCGGGTACTCAATATCAGGGCAATCTGGAGGCGGTACTTGGTATACTGGGTCTGCCGGAATAAATCTTGAAGCTAGTCAGTCTTTTGCATTAAATGCTGATTTAGACCTGGAAATAGATGTTACGAACGCTACTACTTTATTTTACAGTGAAT